AGTCTTGCTGTATTACGTTTCACTTCGGCAATGTCGGCCTGCATCTGTTTGATAGGTTTGACAATTTCGCCTGTGTTCTCTCTGATTTGCTGTAACTCCAAATAGGAATTGGCCAGGATAGTACGTGTCTCGTCGGCAATGTTGTACAGACCGGTCACTTGTGATGTCAGGGAGCCGATGGAACCTCGCAGTTCGGTAATGGCTACCGTCTGTTGCTGCTCTGCTGTCTCTATCCTAAGATTGGACTCATACACGGCAGTGAATCGTCCGCTCAGTTCCCCGGCATCCTCGTGCGTCATTTCTGTACCGAATCCGCGGCTGGAGGCCGACTGCTGTTCTTGCGTTTCTTTATTGTCATACCCTACAGCGGAAGCAATATCATCGCGTTCTTTAATAGCATCACTTACGATTCCATTCCATTTGCCTTGTAAATAGTCAAGTTCATTATCATCAAGCGCTCCATCCTCCATTCTTTTGGCAAAATCTTCGTACCATTCATTCAATCTGTCATAGTACAATTCTCCAATCTTGTTTGAAAGCATGGCTCTCATGAAATACTCGGACATGTTGTCGGCAAAATCTTCGGCAGAAGCATCCATATCCATTAGCGTGTCAATGAAACTGTCATACATCGAATCGAATGTCATTCCAGTAAGTGATTCATTGAGTTGTGTTTCCAGTTCTTCTATTTTTCCGGCTTGTTCAATGTAATCATCCAGCTTTTCAGTCAGCCTACCTCCATAACCTCCCTTACCAGTATTCTGTATCTGCGCCCACATATCTACATTCCCCTTCAAGAGTTTCATTTCTTCAGGAGAAAGATCCCAAAGACTTCCATCCCAGATCCTTCCTATTTGATTGCTGAAATCATTTATTTGGCTTTGTGTGAATCCTCCCCAGTAATAATTCCAGCTATGATGGTTTCCTGAATAACGGGCTTGTTCCTGTGCTATTTTCAGATAGTTTGCGTTTTGCTCATCTTGATACTTCACGGCTTTCCTTGCAGCATTGACTGATATTGCACCTCTTCCGGCTTTTATGGTGTCATTCAGTGCGTCAATACTTCCCTGAAGTGCTTCATTTCTGTCTGTCAGTCGGTCTATAGCCTCCTGCACCTCCTTGGCATTGCTCCCAATAGAAGTAAGTTTACTGAATCCACCGAAAGAAATAGCGTCAAAAATGCTTCCAATACCTTTCATTAAGGATTCTCCTATAGATACGAACAAATCTCCGGACAGCACATCTTCAATGATTCCAGACACGGCACTGAATACGGAGTCAAGGAGTCCGCTAATTACTATACTTATCCCATCCTTGAATATGTCAATTATAGAAAGAATCCATCCGACAACGGGAACGCTTTCAAGCGAATCAGCAAGTTTTCCAGCAGCCCCACCAACTCCTTTTCCTGCTTGAATCAGTCCATTGTAGATATTTGTGAGTCCTCCGGAAGTTATCTGTTGCAATCCCTGTACCACGTTATCCATATTGGCTTTTAATGCAGTGGCTGTTTCAGACATTCCTTTCTGTGCCTTTTCAACATTTTCTGACTGCATTTGTACATTTGCAGATGCCAAATCAGCATTGCTCTGTGCATTTGCCAATGCTTCCTTTGCTGCATTTTTCTGCTCTTCAGTACCGTTTTTCAACGCATTCTCATATTCTTCCTGAGCTGTGACAAGACGCTCCAATGCATCCGCTTCCTGCTCCTTAGCAAGATTAAGACTTACAACTGAATTTTGATATGCTTGTACATTATCACCAAGTTTCTTGAAATCCAACCCTCCTGCACCTCCAAGAGATTTTTCCATTTGATTAACCGCATCAACAATGGCTTGCTGGCTTGACGCGTCTGAGTTTTTGAACTCATCGGTCTGCATGTATTTCCTGGCATCTTCAAGAGCAGGTTTAATCATATTGGAGAACATTCCTCCGAACTCACCAAACACTGTTACCCAATCTATATTTGCCTTTAAAGCATTTGATTCGATACCGGAAAGTTTGCTGTCCCGTTCTTTCCCTAACCTTATCTTTTCGGCATTTGTTTGGGCTTTGGCTATCTTGTCGGCATATTCTTGTGCAATGGCATACTTACGCTGTTGGAACGTGCCATATTCCTGAAGATAGGAATTTAGTGCATCCTTTTCAGCTTGAAGCGATTCAATATCTACTTCATAGAAAGACTTATTACGCTTTGATTCTGCATTGGATTTCATCACTTTCACTTCATCAATCTCACCATATTTGGCTTTAGCCTTGTTGTAAGCATCAATCTCTTTCTGGTAATCCAGTTCAATCTGTCTACGTTTCTTTTCAGAACCTTCTTCCATCAGGTTGATTTCTTCCTGCTGATTGGTTCTGCGAAGCTGAAGGAGTTCTTCTGCAACCTGTTGCTGCTCTTTCTTTTGTCGCTCGGCATCTTTCTTCGCATTATTCTCTTGTTTGGCCAGAGTGTCTCCTGTTACACCACCGAGCGATTTATATGATTTTTCTGCTGCTTCCAACTCTTCTACAGCTTTCTTATAAGCAGATTCAGTGCCTTTTTTAGCATCCTCTACGGCCTTTAATTTTGCTTCGTAAACAGCTTTTGCTTCTTTATATGCTTGCTGATACGTCTTTTCCGATGCTTCTCTTTGCGATTCCAGGCCAGATATGGTACCGTCAATCCCTTTTAACGCTGCTTGCGCATTATTGAACCGTATTTGAACGTCAATAGGAATTGTTGCAAAAGGAAAATTCTTAATTTTTTCTTGCTCTTCCTGCAATATTTGTCTTGCTATATTGTATTCGCGTATAATCTGCTCACGATTACTTCTTGCTTCCATCAGCTTGACTTCAACAGGTTTCGAGTTTTCCTCTGTTTCCTTTTTCAGTCGATTATATTCGCTCAAGGCTGATTTCCACTTGTTAAGATTTGCTTTTGCTGATTCTATTTGTGAAGCGATTAGTGGGGCACCTTGCCCCGCATTTTTTAAAGAAGCATTTAATGATTTTATTTTCTCCTCCCATTGTTGAATATTCTTTAGTATGTTTTCATAACTGTTCTTGTCTCGTTCCTTATTCAGTTCTTTATTTGCTTCTGCAAGATTGAGTACAGCCAGTTGTTCACGGGTATAAGCAGAAGAAAGTGCAGGAGAATACCTTTGTAGTTCCTCATAGGCCTTTATCTTTGAAAACTCGGTTTCTGTCTCATCTTGGATAACGCGTATCAGCTCTTCTATTTTTTTCTTGCGTTCCTCTTCCTGATTCGCAAAATTCTTTTGTTCTTCATTGAATTTTTGTTGTGCCTTTTCCGATGCGGTTGTGCTGTCATGAAAGGCCCACATTGTAGCAACAAGACCGGCAAGAACCGTAGCTACCAGGACATACGGGTTGGCTTTCATAACCGTATTCAAAGCCTTTTGTGCTATCATTTGAGCTTTGGTAACCAAGATTGCAAGTTCCATTCTGGCCGTTAATGTATCCTGAGCTATTCGCACTACAATAAGAGCGGTTTTGTATGTCCCGTATGTAGCAATCAGTCCTATCAAAATCTTACCAACAGTTTCATAGTTCTCAATAAGACCTTTCAATCCTGAAATACCTGCAGAAGCAATTCCCTGAGTATCTTTCCCAATCTTATTCAACATTGTATCCCAAGCATCTCCAAGGTTACTCAACTGCCCTGTAAGAGACTTAGACTGTTCTTGCATCAGGTTATAATAGATTCCTGATTCACCAGTCATATTTTTAAAGGCCTGTTCTACTTCTTTAAATCCTACCTTGCCTTCCTTTACTAAACCTGAAACTTCATCTTTTGTCACACCAAGCACTTTTGCCAGTTCCTCGTAGATAGGAATACCACGTCCTGCAAACTGACGAATATCGACAGCATAGGCCCTTCCTTGTGTCCTTAATGTGCCATAGAGATAGGCTATTTCACTAAGCTGGGAGCCAACACCGGCGGCTACATTTCCCAACATTACAAGCTCATTACCCACATTCTCAGCTGACGAGCCGTAAGCAATCATTTGCTTGGCAGATGATGCCACCCCTTGAAGGTCGAAAGGTGTCTTTGCGGCAATATCCACCAGTTCCGACATCAGTTTATCTGCTTTTTCCTTACTTTTCAGCATGGTTGAAAAAGAAATTTCAAGCTGCTGGAATTGTCCTCGTACATTGACAAGTTCTGTGACAAAGTTTTTCAAGGCAGTTACTCCACCTATTACACCAAGTACTTTGGTTAAGGAAACGGACATCTTTTCATTTGCTTCGACCGTTTCGCCGGCTTCTTCCTTAAAGGCTGCATATTCATCCTTCAGTCTCTTTACTGAAAGACGGGCTTCAGCCTGCTGTTGAGTCAAACCAAATAAAGTAGCTCTTTCTTCATCGAGAGTCTTCTTTGCAGATTGGTATTCTGATAATAAGCCTGCAGCTCCCGTCGGATTTCTTTTTAAAGCTGTTTTATAAGCATTGCCCAACCGCTTAACATCATGTTCTACGTCTTTGACAACTCTTTTCTGGTCAATAATTTTTTGAGTAAAATCATTTACAGATTGTGAGGCATTGTAAATATTGGACTTAAAGTCTTTCTCCATTACAGCCCCTGTCTTAGCCGCCTCGGTCACCAGCCCCATCATTTGCTGACGGGTGGATGCTAGTTGCGTTTCTAAAGCCTTGGCTGCTGCCGGAGACTTGTTTACGTCCATCTTCTTTAGCTGGGCTTCCAGTCTCTCACATTCCTGTCTCAGCTTGACAACCTGCTCCCAGTCAGAACTGACTTTAAAGTATAGTGTAGCCATATCTATTTCTTGTTTCTTCTTCTGCGTGAAGCCATGTCCTTACCCTTCACCTTTGTAACCTTGGTACCGGTAACTGTATGGAGCTTGTCACGCTGCATTAATACTAAATTCCTGTATGGTATCTCATAGACCACTTCCCGGTATGACAGATGCAGATTTTCCATGAACGATGCAATCTGTCCCAAGAGAGTATCATTTCCTACAACCTCGGTTTCGCTGCCAGCAGACTTACGTTCCTCGCCAAGCTGACAGCTTTGAGAAAAACCTTTGAGTCAATCATAGAGAGTGTTTCATCCAATGCGTCCACATTCTCTTCGTATGTTCCTTTTGCCAGTTCTTCGCTCAAGTTTTCGTCACCAGCTATCAGCCAGGAAAGAGCCCTGCTGTAGGCCTCACTTTCTCCCAGGGAGAGAAGAACTTCTTTCAAATTGTCTGCTTCTTGTACACCTGACAAATGGGAGATTGCTCCGGCCAGTTTGTTGATAGTAGGAGGGTAGACCGTGTAGGCTTTCCCAGCGACAAACACCGTTCTGAAATCACTTCCGATAATGGATTCAGTTACTATTTTTGCTCCTTGATTCATTCTGATAAAAGATAAAAATTAAGGGGTGAAGCCATAAAGCCCACCCCTGTTATGGAATTCAATCTCTACCTATTGGATAGGCATTAAGCACCTGCTGTTACTTCAGATGAGTCAAACCAGTATTCCGGTGCAACTTCTGCATTTTGTGGTTCCAGTTCCACCGCACTTACAGGAATACCGACAGCCTTGTCTGTTGTGGCTTCACGTGCACCGATGTCAGCACGGGGAATCACACAATACTGGTCATCGTCAGTCAAAGCGACAAGTAACTTCTCAATGTTTACCTTGCCTCTTGCTCGTTTCCAACCCTTATCAGTGTTAATAATATCACCACCCATAAGGTCTTTCTTAGTAGGATAGTCGTATTCTCCAATAGTGAAGTTTACAGTAACATCACCCATTTCCTTATCACTTCGATAAGTCTGATTCGTGAGCTGGTTCTTGTAATTTGTACGACTTGCTTCTGCTTCTTCAATCGTCCATGTATCCTGATGGATATTCTTGATTTCTTTCAATGCTTCACCCTGTAAAAGAGTATGCAAGGCTTGTCCTGTCAAATCTGCGGTAATCTCGCTTGTTTCGCCATACCAAAGCTTCTTGATATTCGCGGCTGTGACTTTCTTTGCTTCTGCCATATTATTTCACATTTAAAACTTCAAACAAAATTCTTACATTCACATAGTGACACTTTAAAGCAGTGTCCTCCTCCGTTCCAATTGATTCGATAGAATAATGATAGGTTGTACCGTCATAGCGACCGGTAACACCGTCAAACAATCCCTGTGCCTGCTTCTCCAGTTCGTTCAGCCGGATGGTATTGGCTTCGCCTTCCTTCAAATCGGGAACACAAATGTTCACCTCGACGAAAGATTTCTTCCAGTATATGCCCGGCTGTTGCTTCTTGGCGTGAATGACAATCCTTTCGGACTTTATCGCCCCTGTCAGCTTCTTGCCATGGGGAACGATATCAATCCCGAAAGACTTGCAGTCACGGTAGAGAATGTTCGCTATGTCAGTAGTTACTATCATACAATAAGATATTGAATATTATTATCATACTGAAGGAATACATGAAAAACCAGTTCTCCAAGTTGAACAGTACCTGCAAATCTTTTGTCTGACAAATCTTTATCAGATATATTTTGTCCTGTTGCATACATAAAAATATCCACTAAACACAATTCTTTTTGACATTCATCTACTACTGCCCACAAGCAAATTGCATTCCGTTGTGCTTGAATAGATAATATTCTTGCTCCGATAGGCAGACATAATTTTGAGTGGTCTGCGACCATCAGTTCATACTTTAATATTCGTTTCATTTGATTTCCTCCTTTAATCGTCTCTCAGCAAATAAGGCTGCACCAGTTGAAACTTCGTAACCTTTGGATTCCACGTGTGAGGCATACTCAGCATCGTTTCTTATCACCAGTCCATCATCCTCAACTGAATACTTGTTTGACTTACGGAGCGTTCCGGTCCGGTTCTGATAACTACCGTTCTTTATAGCATAATCGACAGATTCCTTTCCGACCCTCTCTTCTACAGCTTTCACCTCGGCATAGCCTTGCTCGAAAAAGCTATCCACGTCCGAAAAATCAAATTTTACAGCCATATCTCTGAGTAACCAAAATAATTCGTATTCTTCACCATGTAAACCTTGCCAGTTCCCCTGGTATTATCGCCATCCATACATCTGACTTCATCGCCAGCCTTCAGGGAGGTTTTCTTTTCACAGACTATGTGATAGTTCGGTCGGTACACCTCGCCGTTCTCCGAAGTAAACTCCTTGGTGGAGTTATCATCACACCGGCACTTACATACGTCCTGCCAGCTTTCTCCACCGGTTCCGGGAATAGGCCGGCCGAACTCGTCTGTTTCCATTGGAGTAGTAACCTTGATTTGTAATATATGTGGCGCGAATATCATAGGAATCTGACTTTAGGTTTATCTGACAGTGTGTCTTCAAGGCCATACTTCTTGCACAAGAATGAGTAGTATTCCTTCAAGCCTTTGGTGTCCCAGGACATAGAGAAACCGTTCTCGCTGATGGAAGTAGCACGAAGTAGAAGAGAGGGGATAAACTTCGCCATAGACACCGAAACAAGTCCGATGTTTGACGGGCCCATCTCATCCTCTCCGCTTACTTCTGAAGACAAACTTATCTCCAAAAGGTCAGCCTCCGACAAGTTGATGCCGAAGGTCTGAAACTTCTGTGATATGTAGTCGTTTACTGTCATGCGTTCATGGTTGACAAATCAAAGTTCACAATCAGATTCGGGTTCGTAATCTGAGGAATCCACTCTGCAGTGTATTCCAAATAACGACCGTTCTTGTCCTTGTAACCGGAAATAAGCATATCACCGTCTGCCTGGGTGTAGTTACGTCCCGGTACGCCGTCCACTGCTTCGTACGGAGTGTGGAAACGCATATAACCGACCTTATCCTGCGGAAGCAAGGTGATACGGTCGTCTGCATAAATCTGCACGTTCTTCCCGGTCTGGTCTTTCACGTAATCTTCCTTGATTTCAATGGCCGGAAGCCCGATGCCAGTGAATACTTGGGAAGCCAGTTGAGATGTAATCAAACCAGTTGAAAGATACATCTCATTTCCTGTAAGCTGCATCTTGAACTTGTCACCAAACTCAGCCGACCCGATGATATTCTTCACGAAAGTTCCTCGTGACATAATCATCTTCTGGAAATTACCGTAGTCCGCTTTCAGTGCATTAATCTGCTGCTGCAAATAGGTGATGAAGTTCGTCTTCGCACCAGTATCAGGCTTGATGAACTTGAACGGCAATTCAATGTTGAGAAGGTCAACGCCTCCGGCATTGTCGTCCTTGTTCTTAACAGCTGCTTCTCCGGTCATCAGAAGTGAACCTACGATAATATCCATGCGCTTGTGAGCTGCCAAAAGTACCTGGCGGTAATCGTCATAGATGAAATTCACGATTTCCTGCATGGCTGCTACCTGGTCAGCAGGTTTAGCAGCGTTAAACTTGTCAATCAAGTCCTGAAGTTCGGACAGGCGGTCAATGGAAATCTGGTAAGCATCGCCAAGATAAGCGATTTCACCATATCCTGAACCGATATTCCGGCGTTCACGGATAGGCTTCTCGCCATAACGAGAATTGATAGAACCGGCCATCACTCCAGTAACCTGACCGATGTAGTCCTTGAATACACGGGTAGTCGTTCTACGGAAATCAAGATACTGCTGCCAGTAGATTGTATCCTTACGAGTCTGAAGGACGCGCTGGATAACGGCGTTTACGATATTGGGGTCATTAAACAGAGTATGAATAGTTAGCATCATGTTTTACCTCCTTTCTTTATTTGCTTGCAATTACACCTGCTGTTCTCAAAGATGCCAGAAGGGCATTCAATTTTGTATGTGCATCTTCCTGCCCAGTAGCATCATCCACTTTAACACCCTGCTTTACACCTCCGAGAGCAGAAGATGTTGCTGCAGACAAAGTGAATTTGTTGGCTTGGGATGCGATACCATCCAATTTAGCTTTGTCTTCTTTACTCATCAAGCCATCTTGACTGGAAGACGCTTTGGCAACTACAGCCTTTCCACTTTGAGTAACGTCAGGAGCGTTGAACTGGAAATGCGGCATGTTGGCCTTGTCAATGTCAGAGAAAGGCATAACCAATTTGGTAGGCTCAATCTCGAATGCTCGCATCAAAAGAGCAACTAATACAATTCCTTCTTCTACTTGTACTCTTCCGTACAAGGCTGAGTTAGCAATGACTTTCGGAGTTGTGCCGCTTACCGCTGTAGCTTCATAGAGTACAATACCAGCTTCCAATATTTCGCCAAAGTCGGCAGACAGCGTCAACTTATCGAAATCTTTGTTTGATTTGTCAATACTGTTGATGGTAGCCCCATGAGAACCATTACCCAGATGCATACCCACATAAGCCAAAGAGTTTTTCTTGATTTTCAATGTGGTATTGGAACCGGTGGTAAACTTTTCATAGATTTCTACACGGATAGCCACCTGAGCGGTCTTCTTCACCAAGTCGGCGGCAATCGGTGTGAAGGATGGAAGAAACGAACCAGCGACAAGGTTGGCCGTATCCAGCTTGTAAGACCCTCTGCGTCTTACACCGGTAGAAACATCATAGCGTTCCTCGATGGACGGTTCAGGCTCAATGTTGTACTTAAATCCTGCTGACATAAATTACTTGTTTTGTTGTTCGACAATAGATTTTGTGTCCGCCTCAATCATTTTGGCGAACTCGCTCGCTTCCTTCTCCTGCTTCTGTTCGGCAGTTTCAGGAGCTTTGGAGAACTGAAAACCGTTGTTAGACATATCCTGCTTCATGTCCTTGAAATAAGTGTCCAAGTCGGTGTTTTCGGGAATGTTGCGGTCTTTCAGCATAAATTCGGGAATACCGTACTTCTTCGCCACTACTGAAATCTGAGAATTGCGCTGCGCCTGCGCTTCATTTTTCTCCATTTTGGCCAGCTTGTCGGCAAACGGCTTGATACCGGCGGCGATGCCATCGGCAATCATCTTTGCGATGTCTGTCTCCTGCGGCTTTGGAGGGTCGTTTGGTTTCGGTGGTTCTGGTTTCGGATTCTCGATTGGTTTTCCGTCTTTCAGTCCATGCTTCTTCTCGTAGTTTGAAACAGCGGAAGTCTGCGCCTGTCCTGCACGGAAATCACCATAGTTTTGCATCACGTCCTGAAATGAGATACCCTCAACGATGGAGGTCACCTTCGTTTCGTCCGTTACACCCTCTGCCTTCTTTGTGGCGATACGGGTGAGTGTGGCAGTGTCCACCCCAGCGAATTTCTGTTGCAGTCCTGCCAAGATTTGTTCAAAGATTGTCATACCGTATGAGTTTGATTAATAATTTCATACGGTAAATTTACTTATAGAGAAAGGGAAGGGGAAATTTTAAGGCTAACGATACGAAACAATTGGGAGAATGTTCGTTTTTAGACAAAAAGAAAGCGTGATTACCTAAGTAATCACGCTAAACTGATTATTTATTAAGTTATCAATTTGTTCCTTATACTTCCACGCGTTAAAATAAATATCGGAATTAGATTTAAAATAAACTGCAATGTGTAATTTATCCACGGACGATTAAAGAATATAGGTAATAGCCCGAACATCCATTGTGTTACCCAAATTAAAATGGACATTCCACTAATCCCTATCACCATTCCTAATATTAAACCCCATTTATTTTCAGGTGGAGCAAATGGAGATATTATAAGCATAAACAAAAATATTATTAACCATATAATCCAAAATAAAGAAGAAGATACTGTATGCAAAATTTGATTTCTTTGGATATTTTTCCTATCGATTTCTTGCATATTATTAGAAATCTTATCTTCTAATGTAGACTGATTATCAAATAATTCAAGAAATTGCTCTACTACTGTTTTCCTATTAATAAAATCATATTTCATTTCATCAAGTAACTTACAAGTTATTGTATCTTGCTTTAATGCTACTTTTGTTTTTTCAATTTTTAATAAATAATCAAGTTCTTGAGAATTTATGTATAAGTAAGAAAATCCTACAATATTATCAACAAACAATATTGATAATATTATCAGTATAGTGATGGATATTTTTCTTGGGACTGAAATTCTTTTATTTTCAAGGAAATTCCATATTTTAGAAATTAGCTCAGACATAAAATCACAACAAATTTATAGCAGACAGTTCTTCTGTCAGAGCATTAATACCTTTCTGAATCTTCTCCAACTGCTGTTTACGTGGTTTGTGTACTCCAGCCGCATAATGCCACAACTGGCGTTCATTGATTCCGGTTATCCGGCTCAAAGCAGCTTTGGTAAAGATACTGCTGTAATAGTTGATGAAGGTGGCAGCATCTATCTTGAACTTCAATGTGAACTCTCCCTGCAAAATTTCCACTGGAGCGATGTTCATTTCATTACATGAATCCAAGTAAAGTTCAACAGCCTCCTTCATGTTCTTTTCGATTTCCTTCACGTCGTTACCGACAGTAATCACCGGAGCACCTTCAATATAGGCACTAAGATTATTTCCAGCATGTTCTACAATCACTTCTACGATTTTCATACTGACCTCCTTTTTATCGTTAAACAAAAGAGGCGGGGGCTATTTTAGCCCCGCTTGCCTCAGAATGTTGTAATAAGTGCCTTTCTCAACGCCTTTCTTGCCGTGGTCTGGGACAATCACTACATGGCTACCATCAGTGTAAACCATGTGACTGCCTTTCTGCCTCACGAACCAAAAGCCATTTTCAGTAAGCAGCGTTACAACGTCTTTAACTGATTTGTAGCTCATAGCGTTTAAGACTTAATTACGATGCAAATATAGTAAAATAACGAATAATTACAAAGAAGTATTCATGTTTTTACTATGATAAAGAAAATAGCGATACCTCGAAAGATACCGCTACTCAATTGGTAAATATTTTAGATTTATATCATTCTGTTTTGTATTATCCCCGTAAATATTCTGACTGGGTTGTTCTATTCTTCAGATTTACTGCTGGAACTTTTAAGAGAGGAAAGCTGTTTCTGCTTCTCGATGTCGTTCTTCTGTTTCTCAGATTGCTCTTCCTTGATGGCTTCAATCTCATCCATAACTGCATCCACGTTCCCCACGAAGGTGATGGCCCGCTGTTGCGACCAGATTTCACCGTCCTTGGCCTTGATAGCTGTGTCTATCTTGTCTTTGATGTCCTCCAGTTTATATGGCTGCATCTGCACATCCACGTCAATAGTCTCGGAGGCTTCTTCAAGGGTGGAATTCACGGAACCCAACGCGGAGACAAGGAAATTTACACGTCGTTGCATGAACTCGCCGACGATCTCGTTCAGATTTTCTACGTTAAGGTGGGTGGACATAAACACATAATCGAAAGTCACACCGGAAACGGCGTTTCCTGTACCTTTCAGGGAGTCAAAAGAGATTCTGGGCGTATTGGTCAGTCCGTATATCTGACTTAACAGCGTCTCCACCTCGAACTTGACAGTATCAGGTACCTGTGACCAGGTAAGATACTGGGCATTTGCTCCCTGGCCGGTCAGCTCGACAACACGGTTCTTGAACTCACCTGAGAAATTCTCCACGTTACCAAAAAGCATGAGGATAGGGAAGAAGTGGTAGTCGATACAGTCTGCATAGTTTGAGAGAAGCTTCTCCAGTCTTACACGGAGGCTCTTTATCTTTTCACAGTACGCTTCCGGACGGTACATATAAATCACCGGCATCTTCTTGAATCCATGTGCAAATGAGCCTTTGTCAGTCCAGTTGCTTGTCAGTTCCCACTGATAAACCATGTCCTTGGTAATGGTCATGAAGCAGGTAATCTCCACATCGTTCAGGTCTTTTTTCTTATATTCACGGGATAGGGCCACCAAATCCCCCTGGTCATTGAAGAAAGGGTAGAGCTTGTCGCCACGGAACGGAGACCAGATGGCACTCTTCAGACGGTATTCAGGTTTTGATTTGCCGAAGATTCCTGAAATCTTTCGTTTGAGCTTTGCCCAGAAGCCGTCATCCTTCACCACATACCAGTATTCGGCCACTTCCTGCTCGGCCAGCCATGCCCGGACTACTTTCTTGTTCTGGTATTTCAACTTGTTTTTCTTGAACACCTGCTTCAATGTGGAAAGAAGGCTTTCTTCCGACTGGTCCGGCTGGCAATCAAGGACCGGTTCTGTTCCCACGGTGAAGGCAGTCTGAATGTTCACGATGTCCTGCTCGATAGGAAGAGCAATCCTGTTCGGGTCAACTTCTTTCCTTACCGCCGGCTCAACATATTCTTTCCCGGTTGTAGGGTCTGTAATCCGTTTCTCAGGCTGGGTCGTAATTTTGATTTTCGGGTATTTCTCTTCATCTATCACTATCTCGTGCTTGTTCGGATTCCAGTCATTGTAAAGAGCGTGAGCGTTTGGTTGCTCAGTCTTTCGTCCTTTTTTCAGATAGTAGATTTTTCTCTCTACTTCCGGCATAGCTAAAATTTCTTCTAAAGTCATATTTCAAAGTTTAATGTCCAAATATTCCTGAAACGTCTTTGGGTTTCATAATTCTACCGAGAAGTTCTCCCAGCACATAGTAGCGTGCAGCATCAATACCGTGGTTATCGTGGTCTTCCGGCTCGTTGATGTAGTTTCCGTCCTTATCCTTTGCCCAGACATAATTTCTGAACTCTCTCTGCAGGTTATAAGAACGCTTGGTGATGAATATTTCCATTCCCTGCATCTTGTCAATACCGGCATTGACAGAACCTTGCCCTTTCTCTACCGCGTATATTTTAATCCCTCCGTTATGAATCTCCTGAATGAGTCGCGGGTCTGCACTGTCGGCAATCACTCTCAAATTCCACGGGCGTAGCGTCTTTATAATATCCCCAGATAATAATCCAGTTCTATAATCCACTTCATCCAGATAAAGCGCATTGTCAATGATTCCACACCGGATAGAAGCTGATGGATCATTGGTGTAACCAAAGTCCTGTCCGATAGCCACTTTCTTGCACCACATGGGGAACTCATCCACGATACCCCATTTCTTGAACACGGCACCTTCGGCCACGTCTGCCCATCGGCCGATAACCACATGAGCGTACTTCTCCGGATTCTTCTCTTTCATTTCCTTGACTTCTCTCAGGAACTCAGGAGAAAGGTTCTCGATATTGTCGAAGTAAGTCGTATGGATATGAAGCACATTCGGATGGGTGGAAATCTGTACCTGGACGCCGTCAATCTCCACCAGCCGGTGAGTATTCTCGATGTATTTCTTGTAGATGAAATGGTTCGAATCACAGGGATTCATGATGATGATAATCCGGTTCTGGATTCCCTTTTTACGGATGGAGAGCATAATCTTGTCAAACTCGTCCTCACTGGTCCATTCCTCTGCTTCATCACAGACAAAGGTGGTGATACCCTGAATGGATTTCAGCTTGGCCGTCTGATTCCCGGAAGATGTTTTGATACCCCGGAACATGATACGGCTGCCGGTCATCCGGTTTACAATATCGGTTTTGGTGGTCTTGAAATACTTTGTTGTTCCATCCAGTTCTATCTTTTCCATCATCTCCGGAATGATAGACATCCCGGCAGATACCATCGTGTAACGGGTATAAAGAATCTGGTGGACTATCTTCTCTGTGGGAGTCATCTCGAACGTCAGCCGCTCTATGAAGGTAGAAGCGTTGAAAGACTTCCCCGAACCACGACCACCGGTAATGAGAATGATAAACTTCTCGCTATCGGTATATAGCGGATGATATATCGCTTGGGGTACAATCATTTCAGTTTGTCTTTAATCCATGAGTCAATAGGAATTCCGTGGTCAATATCCTTTGGAATATCTGCATCTTCGTCTTCTCGATCTCCAAAACCTTCTTTTCTTCCTAATGTGGAAAGTAAATAGCGAATCATATACCCATCTGGACGTTCACGCCATCCGATAAAGTTTCCATTTTCATCTTTCTCAGGGATACCAAGCGCAAGTACACGTGCAGATACAAGGCATTCATCTACCAGAGAACCTCTTTCGTCGGTGATAGCATCTTTGAACTGGCTGTCTGCTCTGGCCCAATCATACACGGTTTTTCGGGTTACATTGAATACAGCAGCAACTTTAGAGAGATTTCCACCTGTTTTATGAAGGACCTCTCTGAATTTCGATATGTCTGGCTTCTTTCCCATGCGCGCGTATCTGTTTATTTTGATTACTCAATTCCAAATTCGACCCTATCCATAAACTCCTTTCCGTCAATATAACGTTCATCAAATCCATAACCGAACATTTCCATGAAGTTCGCTCTTTCTGTAGGACTTTTGAAAGACAAAACGACATAACTTAACATACCATTGTCTTTCTCAAAACTATTTTGACGTCCTATTCTGTCTTTTATTTTTTGTACTTCATTGTGGCGTGCAATCTGATTTTCTTTTGAATCGCTATAAAAGTCCCCGGAACGATCAATGTTTTTATTTTCTTCTCCTTCTTTGGTTATTTCATCTATACTGTATAGTGAATCGTTTAGAATATTGTCTTTACTCCAAATTTCATCATTTACAGCAAAATCAATATCACCGACACCTAACATATTTAGGTCAAAATCATTTAGCCCAGCATAATTATAATCAATGCCATCAAGTAGTTCTTTCAACATATCGGAATCAAACTCTCCTTGAACATTTCTGTTATTCATAAAGATATTTTGTTCTTTCTCGGTTTTTTCATCCATGTGAACTACTTCAACACGAATTAGATAGTCATTTTCTTTCGTGTCAGAGCTATACTTATTCACCTCATCCATAATCGAAATACGCTGATGCCCTGATACAAGATTACCTGTAACTTCATTCCAAACTACACCGCCCAATAATCCTATACGTTTTAAGTTTGCTTTCAAGTTCTTTCGAGCTTCTGGGGCAATTTTACGGGGATTATAATTGGCAAATTTTATGATACTTCGTTGTATCTCCCTACTTTCCGGTTGCGTTATTTTATTTCTTGTCATCATCCTTTACTACCTTGCGCGTTTTTTAATCCTACATAAAATCTTTTTGGTACTCCTTGTTTTACTTGTGCAGGAGAAATCGTGTCTGAGCCAAAGTATCTGAACATATTTGTTCTATATCTACTTGTAACAGAATTGACTCTATCACGTACAGAATGCTGTCTGTTTGTGCCTAGCCCATATTGACGAGCTGCACGATACAGAATACGCATTCTTTGACTTTCTAATTCCGATAACGATTTTTTTCTGACTCAATACCTCTACTTTCTGTGTTTATATTCATAATCGAAAATTAGCTTTTCAGAGTATGGGAACTCTTCCAAAATACGTTTAAAATCATGTGGATATTTGTTTCGCATCATGAGCATTGTTTTTAAATCAATGGTAAAACCTTGACTTATAGCACCTGGATCATACACAAAAGGTTGTATTAATCCTCTTAGTCTAATATATTGAAGCACTTCCTTGTTCGTCCATAATGCAAGAGGATAGACCATACCTTTGTCTGTTATATAACTGGACTTCGCGAATTTCTTTAAACGCATCCGCTTCATGTATCCATCTACACCTTTCATCCCGCTGAATGCGTATGATATGCCTGTTTCTTCTCTCACAGCTTGTTCTATTTCTCCAATTTTTCTTGGCTTGATTGAAATGTTAGGTTCACGAAAGAATCCACAGGCATCATAATAATCACGTTGAAAATGCTTTATTTGGCGAATTTCTACGTTATTGTATTTTGTTTCTGCCCATTTGATATAAGGTTGGACATGGTCTAAGTTGGGAATAAGGTACATATAATAGCATATAACCTTATTAAACATACCAGCAAGCATGTCCAATAAGGCTATACTATCTTTACCTCCGGCTGAATAATATAATACAGCAGTATCAGTTTTTTCACGGATACTCTGTATTATCTGCATAGACAGTAAATATTTGTTCATCATTTATCCCCTGCACCACTAAAGGCAACATTTAAGTCATATCGCCTTTGTTCTCTACTACCTAACTGTGAAGCACTTGCCGTATTTCTACGGTTTGCTACCAGTCTTCCACCTAAACCGGCACCATTCATATTTCGTCTTGGCCCGGCAACTCTGTTAATTGCTCTTGTGACTCAGCTTTTGACTATTTAGATTAAATGTTCTCTGTACTTATTACTTTGCCAAGATGATACCATACTTGACTTATCAAGTATTCTACGCCGTTTTCTATTTTTGTAAGATCATTGCCTTCTTCATCAGCGAAAATAACATACTCGGCAGATTTCACCTCCACAGTGAGACGTGGCGCATCTTTTCGTCTGCCATTGATTAAGTATAAGGCATCATATTTGATTGGTATTACTTCAATCTCTTTATCATCGTCGGGTATATCCTCTTGTCGTTTGTATTCTTTGCCATCATGTCTAAAATAAACATATCGTGATACATTAGAGGGATATACATACCTGTGTTCTACATCTTGTTTGCCATTTAGAATGTCTTGAAAACATTCTTTGTTAATCTGTAATGTCAATACTTTCATAATCGTGTAAAGTTAAATGTTAGTTGCGGGTGATGGATTCGAACCACCGGCCTTCACCAAGTCAAAGTGACGAGCTGACCACTGCTCTAACCCGCGATAGTATCTATACAAAGATACCCCATTATGAAGACAATTTTGAATAACAATTCAACGCATACGAAACAATTTGCTAATTGTTTGCTAATAAATCAGGCTCGTGTTTATTGATGATGCTTTCAACAATTTCTTTTGCACATTCTATACCGGATTTATACCCTTTAGCATAGTCTGTTCTTGTAGACAGGTAACTAGTATCATTACCCAGCCACTCGATTATTTCTTGCAGGATTTCTTTCTCTTTCATAACCATCTTAAATAGTGGTAGCCCGAAGGCTACCGGGTTTATAGCCAAAGTTTCTTTGCCAAGTCGAAATTCTTTTGAGCTTCATTGACGGCCTTTTTCGCATAAGTCAAAGAGTATGAGTGCTCACGCGGATATTTGCCGGATTTCAGCCCCTCATGGTACTCTTTAGCTGCTGCTAACTTATGTTCATAGTAGTCCACGCTTTCAGGCATTGAAAGGTTTATAGTATCAGCCTTGTTTGCCCAATACTGAGCTATTCTTTCATGCTCTCTGGCTTTCTCGTCAAACTCTACACTTTTGCCCATATTATGCCAAGCATCTTCAATGGCTTTTCTGTGTCGTCTTTCGCTATGATGGCCGATTTTAATAGGTTCACCCAACGAGAGAAAATCGCTGTCTTTATTTGACGCTTTGAAGTATTCTTCACTCTTTCGTTCTGCAGTGGCAGCCCAATCCAGCCGGCGTTCTGCCTTTCGCTTTGCCCATTCTTGAACGTTAAAGCCATCAGCGCGAACTATCGAATAATAGTAGAAGCCATCACGTTCAAATATCAGATTAAACACTATGCTTTCATTCTCTTTGCCGTATTTGGTGGTTACAAGGATGGTTTCACCTTTTTCATGCTTAGCATCGCATTTAGCAAGAAATACGTTTGGACAAAATTTGCAATATGTATTCATAATCGTGCGTATTTAATAATCTTTGTTACAATGTTATAAGTTAATTTCTACGTATTCTTCGATAGCCTTAATGTCACATTCAACTTCTACCTCGTTCTCATTTTTGTCATAAGCTCTAACCTTGTCTATGGTTGCTGATGCTTCAGTAGTAACCCATATATCCATGCTGTGATAGAACTTATCATCTATGTATCCTTTTACTTTGTAGTGTCCTTCAACTTCTATTAGATTCTCATTGTCTTCTGCATCAACACAGAATGTGCCTTCATTGCTGTCAATACTCTTTAAGATTGCATCTGCAAGCATCTTTTCTATCGTCTTCATATTCGTATGTGGTTAATTTGTTATTACTTCTTGTTTGATGGTGCAAATATATAGTATATATGCTAAATAAAAAAAGTGTATATTATTTATATATGCTATATTTAACATTGATTATATAGTATTGATGCTAAATTTGTTTTTGTATACCTATACAATAGCATTAATAAATAATTTTTCAAATTTTATTTCGCATATAAACTATATTGTATATATTTACACTCAAAACTATAATCTTATGGCAAATACAGAATTAAGAATTAAAGAACTTTGTAAGGAGAGGGGAATAACGCAAGCTCAACTTGCTGACAAATTAGGCATACAAGCTGTCTCCTTTTCACAAGCTGTCTCTCGTAATAAATTTAATATGGATAGGCTCGCTGAAATTGCAGATGCTTTAGATGTTGAAATACCAGACCTCTTTGATAAGCCTAAAGAGGGAGTGATACGTTGTCCTCATTGTGGAAAGGAAATTAAGTTAAATCCAGAAGTCTAATTTTTAAATGTAATTCTATGATAGATGTTTTATCCATTATAATACTGATTTTTAGTATCCTACAGATTATTCTTTTTTTCAAGGTTTGGGTTATGACGAATAATGTAAATGCGATCAAAAGCTGTATTGTTCAAAAACAGACGGTTGAAGATTTGCTGATAAGGGAGGCTCAAATTTTGACTTTGAAAGGAGAGATAGAAGAAGCGAGACTCAGATATTTTAGAGCGTTTTATCTCAGTGTTATTGAGCTCTATGAAAAAGCACAGAAAGAATATGAAACACAAGAAGATATGAAGAATGAATTCTATGAAAACAAATATAAAAATATAGTCCGCTATTTTGAAGAAAGATTAAGTAAAATAGGTGGAACTCTGGATAAGGAAAAATTCGATTCTTTTAAAAAAGTAAATACGTTAATTTCTCCGATATAAGTTCTATCTATAAGCAGAAGATATAATAGGTATTATTTCGAGAAATTTGAGCCAGTTATTGGATTGAAAAGTTTAACATAAATCATAATAATATGAAAGACAGATTTATAATCTCAACAACAGAAAGAATTGAAAATGGAATCATTAGGCAATATATTGATGTTATTTGCAGTAATATAGTAGTTGGAACAAATATTTTTTCTGATTTTGCAGCTTCTTTCTCTGATTTTTTTGGGGGTAAATCAGAGTCATATAGAAGAAAATTGGAATATATCTATAATGAGGCATCCAAGGATCTTAAAAATAAAGCTATTAGAATTGGTGCAAATGCAATTATTGGATTCAAAGTTGATTTCGATGAAATATCAGGAAAAGATAAATCAATGTTTATGGTATCTGTATCCGGTACAGCTTGTAAAATTGAGTATAGCCTCGATTATGATAATAATATTAAAACCAATACTGTTAGTCAGTCTGATTTGGACAAGGAAATCAAAAAGCGTTTTATCCAAAAGCAACTTCAAAATAAAGAGCAAATAAAAGAAGATTGGGTACAGTTTCTTATTGAGAACCCGCAAAAAGAAATAATTAAGGAACTTGTGGATTTGTATATTAGAAATAAATTAGGCTTATATATCAAAGAGACAGAAATGATTGAAAACGTATTGGGAACGTATTCTAAATCACTGATGGTTCCTTTATTGTACGAATTATATATCGAGGTGGATAGGAAAGATTTACTTATATCATTAATAAAAAAATGCAATTTATTTGATGCAACATCCATATTAAAGGTTTGTAGTCAAAACATACACGAGGGTATAAAATTCTTACCTATAAAATCAGATTATTACGATGCTAACGAAGTAAATTTGATGAATAAAATATGTGATTTTTATAGTAATCTGCCGGATACTGGCAAAATAGAAAAGGTCAAATCTGGTGTTTTTAGTAAGAAGGAAGAAGATAAGTTTATTTGTGAGCATGGCCATAAAAATCCAGTAGATAAAAGGTTTTGTGAATCCTGTTCTGTAGATATAAAAGGAATTCATATTAATGAAGCGAAATTGATAGATGAGTTTAAAGAAAAAGTGGAAATTCTCAATAAGATGCTAAAATAATGGCATTATATATTTCAATATATTAAAATAGATAAAGGAGAATAAACTATGGCACTATTTTCAGAAAGACATGGTTATATAAAACCATCAGATGTATTTATTAGGGAAAAGATTACCCCTGGGATACAAAACGCTATTTTAACTTGTTATGATATTTTAAAAGAAACACTAAATATCGTTGATTGTCTTTATATATACCACAACTTAGATGAATATATTTGGACAAATTTCCTAAATATGCGTAAATCTGAGTGGACTACTTATACTGATATAATATCTAAATATATAAAAAGTGAACGAAATGAATGGTTTGAAAAACTAGATCTTATTGAAGTTTGTATTAAATACCTATATTTTAAAAGTGAAAAAGATTCACAAATTTCTATTTCAGCCGATATTTTTGTTGGTGAATTGAATCATCATTTTAAAAGGCTGAACTTTGCATATAGAATTGTAAACAAGGAGATTGTAGAAATTACATCAGAAGAAGAAATTAAAGAAATAGAAACTACATTAAGTACAAGTAAGGATAATATTAAGATACATTTAAATAATGCACTGGAATTATATTCTAAAAGGCCAGTGGCTGATTATAGAAATTCCATAAAGGAATCCATATCTGCAGTAGAAGCCATCTCCCGAAATATAACTGGGGAAAATGTACTTAACTTTAAAAAGATGGAGGAAAAAGGAGTCTTTGTCCCTACCGTCTTAAGGAAAGCTTTTGAATGTCTTTATGGATACACTAATGACAAAACTACAGGTATTCGTCATGCACTGATGGATGATACCAATGCTCCTCAAGCAGAAGAAGCATTATTCATGCTTGTGTCTTGTAGTGCTTTTATCAATTACCTTAATAAGAAAATCAAATGATGATTCAAAATGATGGACACTAATATGTTTTCGAACGACTTTAAGAAGTATCTTAAATGGATTTGTATCTTTTTTTTGATTATCCTTTTTCTCCCCATATTATTAACAAAGTTTCCATTCTGTATTTCTGATTTTAGCAATACCGGTCCAATAGGAGATACCATAGGAGGCATTATGGGGCCATTTGTTGCAATAGCAGCGGCTATACTTACTTTTCTTGCTTTCTGGGTACAATTTAAAGCTAATGAGCAGCAAAGAAAAGATATTGCATTAGAACGATTTGAAAGTAACTTATTTCAGCTTATTCAAATCCAAGAAGATATAACTAATAACTTGCAATTCTTGGCTTATGCCAATAGTAATTTTTTGAATAAAGTAAAAATATCAGGCAGACAAATATTCAAAGCTTTATATGAAGAAAAATACACTCCTTTGTGTGGAATCAAAGATGATATTAAAGAAAGAGGAATAATTTCATATGAAGAAGATAAAGATATTGGAATCTTAGACCATTATTTTCGACACCTATATCGAGTATTTAAATTTATTGACGAAGCTCCAATTTTTACAAATGACAAAAATAAAAAATATGATTATGCATGCCTTATGAGAGCTAGTCTATCACAATATGAACTTATTATGTTATTTTACAATTGCCTATCAAGTAATGGCAGAGAAAAGTTTAAACCTCTAATTGAAAAATATGCAATATTCAATAATCTTCGAGTTGAATTATTGGCAACAGATAGAGAGAAAGAATTATATGCTTCTAAATTCGAAGATAGTTACTTGGCATCTCAAGATAAAAATAGAGATATGAGCAATGAATATAAAAAAGAGGCATTTGTATTTGATGAAAATGAAGATTGATTATGGAAGAACAAATAACTAAAACATTAATTGAATCACAATATCCAATTTGGATGATTGTTTCTTTGTTTATTGGAATACAACTTATTATTGTTTTTTTTGCAGAACTAATAAAGAAAAAAATAGAAAAAAAGACGATAAGTGGTTTTACAAGAAAAATAAAATCAGTAGAAACCCAATTTATGAAAGAAATTGAGATTTTAAAGTCAGTTTTGAATGTACAGTCTCAGGCTCAAACTCTATTTATACAGCAAAGAAATGAAGCTATAGTTGATTTTTGGAGTAAATATATGAATTGGAATGAGACGTTTATGGGAAGCTGGAGAAACAACGCAGATAATAATCACATAATTAATGAATTAATTCAAAAAGAAAAAGATAATGATTTAGCGGTTACCTTGGCTTATCATAAATTAATATTATACATAGATGATAACTCATACATTGAAAATTTACATATGCTGTTATCTAAGATGTCAGAAATTATTTTCAAACAAAGAATGTTATTGTTTGAGATTCAAGATATAAATTTAAATAATCCTAACGACAATGTTACACGCAGCCGGAAATTAACCTCATTTGCTACTGAATGCACCAAGTTGCAAGGGAATGAAATTAAAGAATTAACAGACAAGTTTATAAAAGAATCCAAAGAATATTTATCCGATATTAATATAAAATCACAAATAAAGCCGGAAGCATAACGCTCCGGCTTTTCTACTTATGTAATATTTTATCCAGCATTAGCAAAGACCTTTGGATAGTTCCTTTTCTGGTATTGAATTCTCAGATACCCGATAAGGCTTTCATAGTCGGTCAAGAAACCTTCATTGACCAAATCAGCAACCTTCTTTTCGAGCTGCCACAATTCACGTTGTTTTTGTTCCTCACCATGCTTATTACGTAGCATCTTTTCATGACTGTTGAAGATAACCCAGTTCAAGGCTTCACCGACCTTCTGCATGGCTTTAGGCATAAAGTCTTTGGGAACGATTTTCATAATGGCAGAAGAGAGTTCCCTATAAGCGTCCCCAGCATCATTCCGGTAACGAATCATTTGATCAGAAACGAATTTGATTACATCATATTTGAATGACGCATTTAGCCACATAGCCAAATCAATGAACAATACAGGATGAACCCAGGTTCCACCGCATTTACCGCGTGAACTTAAATAGGGAGAATTTTGCCCATTTAGATTTTCTTTTTCAACGATGGTAGCGATTAATTCCTTGGTTGATTCATTTTCAAAGTATTTCTTCAATTCTTTGTTTGAGGAGTTTCGTTCGTTCCATAACTTTACAAGCCTGGTAGCATTGAAATAGCCGTCAACAGTGCGTTGAATAACCTCTAAATTCCCCATTTGCCTTACCATTTCTTGATTTGTTTTCATGTCTCAGTGAATCTTAGATTAAAAAATTACCCCACCAAAGGCAAGCTCCTCACTTCTTACCGATGGCAGGGTTTATACTTTTCAGCCGTGAGGATAGCTGTTATTATCTCTTTAAGACAAAGTTACCAACATGGTGATTTTTAGCCTAAGATTGCTTTAACCAAGAACAAACAATTGGCAATATGTTTCATAAAAATACCCCGAGCCTTTCGGAACGGGGTTACTTGATTAGTCCTTTGACCTTCAACCTTTCTACAATCTGATTGTAAAGATACTCTATATCCTGCCGGAAATCCTTATACTGTTGGTAGATAAAGGAAACATCGGCGATATTGTTCGATATTACACACGGGGAAACATCCGGGAACACACCGGAAATCTCTGCCCGGATACCGTTCGGCAACCGTCCACCGGCAAGCACGCTGGGTGCAAAGAGGAACAGCACGATGAAGAGGAACTTCTTTCGCTGGGTAACACTTTCCGAATTGGGCGGACAATCTGCCCCGGAAAGTATCTCTCTGAACCACTCATAAATCTTTGGGATGAGAGTAAAATCAGTCAGGATAGGGGAGGATAACTCCTGTTCACGTTCAGATAATCTTGATTTCTGTTCACGTATTGATTTCAACTCCACGATTGATGAAAATTCTTTTGTCATAGAACGATTTATTTAGTTGGAAATTTTTATATTTGCATCATAATCGTGTGGGGGAGTTGGCTTCTAATCGTGTGGGCTGGCTCCCTTTTTTATTTTATGCCAAGTGATATGCATTCAGGATGGCGAAAGCGTAAATGATAACCGTTACCAGACTGTCCAGGAACACCGCCCATGCTCCCAGCTTTTGGATTTGACTGAAACTCATGACCAGGACAACAAGGAAACACACCCACTGGCTTGAAAACAATCCCATCACCAGCAATAAAAGTCCGATGGTATCCATGAATAATGCAACATGAAGCCACGGATGCGCCATCAGATACCATCTTTTTGATGTCTTATCGAGCCTCTGAAAGACTTTCACATGTCGGTACAGGGATTTACATCTAAACAGCTTCACAAGCTCGTACAGGGCTTGTATGATGATTAAGGTGTAGAATGCGTGTTTCATGGTCAGTAGTTTTTATCTCCGTGCTTGTACGGACGAAGTTCATTGTATTTCATTTTCTGCTTGATGTGCCAGAAGATGTCGATATTTCTGTCCCGGCAGAAAGCGAATATCTCATTTAGGAGGATATATAGTTCATCCCGGTAGAAGTTGTCAGACAGTGAAGCGCTTTTCTCTTCATCCGGTATTCGTACTATGCTTCTCAGTTCTTTCAGTACGCGCTTTACCTGAAAAACTACCTGAGCATCTATTCCGTTTGATTCAAGTTCAGACTGGAACTCCAGTGCCGCACCTTCAAGTAAGTCTGAATAGATGAACAGCTTGTGCATCTTGCGAAGCATTTCTACCTTGAACTCCGGGGTATAGTCCTGAAGAAGTTCTCCCAAGGAATGCGGTTCCACCTCTCTTTCAAGGGAGTCAATCTTGTTCTTGATTTTCTGTGCTTTGGCAAAGTTCATGGATGAAATCAAGGCGATATACTTCTTTCTCAGTTCATTGAGCTTTCTTTCTGATTCTTGTCTTGTCATTTCTCTACTTTTCTGATGATTAAATACTTTGGCTCACCCTTGCGGAGATTGCTTAATGTCTCTTCGTCAACCTCTGCTTCTGTGAGTCCGTTCACGTTCATGTATTGTGGGAGACGGTATTTTTCACGTAGTCTCCTGATCAGGTTCCAGTCACGAGTTACCCAGTTGATTGTGATTTTCATATCATTTTCTCAGACTTTCACCGCTGAAGAGGACGGTTTTCGTTATCGCCCTCAGCCGGTCAATGGTTCTTTCCCCATATTTCTCTCTCAGCTCGTCTATCGTGAGGTTGGTAGTTAGGATGAGAAGCTTTCCTTTCTTCTCGGCTTCGTCTGCCAGCTCAGCGAATGCAAGCCTTTTTTCGCCGTATTTGACACTAAGATTCTCTGTCCCTATATCGTCAACGTAGATGATGTGTTTTTGCTTCACGGCGTCCAAATCAGCGTTCATCTGCTGTGCATCGTAGCAGCTTACCACCTTGCGGCAGTAATGGTTAAGAAGCAAAGGAAGAATCTTTCCGCAGATAAGGGTCTTTCCGCGTCCGCAGTTGCCGAAACACAGAAGCCCGCGACCTTCATTGCCGGCCAGCCAGCCTGCCACTTCTTCGTACTCAGGAAGCCATCTGGCATTTTCTCCAGTGAAGTACCTGATACCGGCCCAGAGAACTCTTTTGGCATCCGGAACGGTTACCTGTACGACGTTAGGAATAGGGGAGAAGCCCGTATCTTTGAGCCGTTCGATTGTCTGTTGAAAGTTTATCTGTTCCATGTTTACCAGCCTTTCTTGTATTTTTCCGGTGAATTATCCTTCAGAACTATGCCCACATCTGTTTTTGAAGGCACTTTCTCACGACTGGCCCAGGTTGCCAGCCGTCTTGGAAGCTCCCAGGTCTTTTCCAGTTCATAGCGCATCTTGGTTTCTGACTTGTTAAGCTCGCTCCAGTAATCGAAGAAAGCCCGAATCATTTCTTTCGGGTACTGGCCTACATAAGGGACTAACGACTGGTAGAAGGATTCTTTCCGGGAGAGAGTAGCGGCTTTAGCCGCGTCTTTCTTTGCTACTACGTTAGTAGTAGTTTCTTTAATAATATTCTTCTCCTTTATTTGCTTTGTGTCACCCGTGTGTCGCTTTTCTGGCTCTTTTGCATGGTGTGTCACCTGCTGTGACGACACTTGTGTCATTAGCTGTGTCACTTGTATCCGTAAATTATTGATTTCCTGAATGATATTTGTGTCACTCATTGTGTCATTGCTTGTGTCACTTACTGTGTCAGACTCTGAGCCATTATACTCATTGTACTTTACCAAGGTTATTACATTCATTCCTTGTTCCTTGGAAAGAGTTATCATGTTCTCTCTTCTCAGAAAGGCAAGAAACGTCCGTACTTTCCTCTCAGACCATTTCCAACGCTTTGATAAGAATCTTATGGATGCAGGATATTGTCCTCTTGTATAAGAGACTTCTCGACCTCCGAAACTCTCCATACGGGGCGTTGCCTCAAATCGTGCTGACTGAATCAAGTCAAGCCACGCTTCGCAACTGCTAAAAGTCCGGGCTTCATTCCACATATCATTCGAGAAGAACTTGCGGCTTAGTTTGATATATCCTTCCATAATCTTAGAATCTTACGTTAGTCAACTGTCTGCTATTGGAGTACACGGCCCATTTACCGTTTCCGCTATCCACCATGCGTAAATCCTTGACTTCGCCAAACCGTTTCAGATTCCCGCAAAGGTCAACGATCCAGCCGGATTCCTTGTTAGGATGCGGACGGATGGCACGACCGACTATCTGATACCAAAGAGCCAGCGACATTGTCGGACGGGCCATGACAATCGTATCTAGTTCAGGATAATCAAATCCGGTAGTAAGTACACCTACGTTGGCCACAACGGGTATCTCTCCGGCCTTGAACGCTTCAAGGATATGTTCACGTTCCTTCTTCGGTGTTTCTCCTGAAACGATTGCTGTTCCGGGAATGGACCAGGTAAGACGTTCTGCTTCCTTCAGAAAACGAGTGAAAACCAATATACCTTTTCGTTTTACACCGCTCTTGGGATTCATAAGCCTTTGGACGATACTTACCAGAAACCCGTAGAAGTCGATACGCTCATACTCTTTTACTACAGACTTGTCCGTGTAGTCGGCTCCGGTAGTGTTCACCTTCAGATTAAATTCGTTCCATCCCAAAGGATTCATCGGATAATAGTTCAGTTTCGAAAGATACCCCATATCCAATAGAGTAGAAATTTGAACCTGATAGATTACCTCAGAGAACACGCACGGGCGTGTACGTGTGATGAACTTCAACATGCTACCGAAATCCCTGCTTGATGAAAGACGGTAAGGCGTAGCCGTCAATCCAAGGACTTTACATTTCAGCATCGAAAGAAATCTCTTGTACATTCCGTCTTTCGGGTTAACCAGATGGCACTCGTCGATGATGATATTCTGAAAATGCTGGAAAAGTTCCGGATGGTTGACTACGCTTCCGATAGTGGCGAAAGTTATTCTTGAAATCTCCTTTCGTCCGAATGAGGCAGAGTAGATGGAACAATCCAGAACACCATACGAACAGAGCTTCAGATAGTTCTGTTCGAGTATCTCCTTACTTGGCTGGAATACCAGCGTGTGCCCTTCAAGACGGCTGGCGATGTCGGCAATCACAAGACTCTTACCGGCTCCGGTAGGCAGTACCATGATGGCATTGTTCTTCTTGGCTCTGTTAGCAAAGAAGCTGACCGCTGCATTACTGGCCTTCTGCTGATAATCCCGTAAAACATAACTCATAATCCTTTCTCCTTACTCAGTTTGTCTCCCAAAGCCTTGTAATACTTGGTGAGTTCTATTAATTCAAAATCAGTCCATTTCTTCGCCTGGCTTGCTCTCCATGCCAGCTTGTCGAATCGTAGCTGGCCGATTTTAGCTTTCAGGTTCTTTTCATATTGTATCAGATGGTCTGCACTGAACCGGTTGCACGCCCGGCATTCTGCGTGGGCGTTATCCTCGTCAAAGCGTGTGGCCATGTGGCGGCGCGAATGGAAGTGTCCGCAATCTGCCTGTGCGTAGGGCTTTATCTGGCCGCATGAGATACAGCGGAAATACCCGTTCGGCATACAATCGCGAAGCCGGATATAGCGGCTGAAAACTTTGTCGAGTTTGGCCACTAAATCCGGCTTCTTTTTAATCTTGATACCTGCCTTGTCAAATAACGGCAAAGGCTTTTCTTTCTTCTTTTTAGGTTTCTTGATGTAATACATATTTATAAAGCCTTATAATCATTCATACTACCCCAATAACCATATATTTCTTCATCACTCTCACCATTAAGCCGAGCTCTTTCTATTTCTTTATTCATGCTATGTGAAAGACCAGTCAAATCTCCTGAAAGACTTTCGAATGACGAACATTCTTTCGTACTATTTCTGCGTATTTTGTGTGTAATGTATTTTTCAATACTGTTGAATATTGGATTATCCTTTTCAGACATTCTTAAAGATATATATCCATAATTGAATGTAAATGGAGTATTTAACTTTTCATATGACTCTCTGTCTTTTATATGCTTATACATCATTTCAACCGGAAAAGTCATTGGCAAGCGTTCCTTCTTAATCATTATGGCTATCGCATCATATAAAGCCTGTTCTTGATCTGTCAGCTTAAACCAGTTGATATTCTCAAAGCACCACATGATATAACCAATATGAGTAAGTATGATATACTTTATCTCTTGTCCTTTGTATTTCCCGAATGTTAATTTCCGTTCTTCTTTCATAATAATTCCATTATTGGTTGTGGACGCAACGGGAATCGAACCCGCCCAACCATCACGGTTTTACTTGCTCATATATTAGCTAATTCAATGGGACAAGTGTATGGAGATATTGCGCAATTACTCCATACTAAAGCACGTCCTGTGCTTGCGCCCGTATGCCCGTCTTTCCGGGCGTTTATTCATGCTATTTCGTTATTTTTAAAAACTCAGGGGCAATTCCATAAAGTGGTGTACGGCCATCCCATTTATCTATGAATTGCTTATAGAGTATTTCTTTAGTCAACCCACGTGATTGAATGATAGCCTGTTCTGTTTTTAATTGCTCCAATTCGTTGCGTTTCTTCTGCTCTGCAATCTGCTGGTCTAATACAGATATATTGGTATTCACCTCATTACGACTATCAATCTTCTCACGCACAGCCTTTGAAAATTCAAGCTGTGCAGAAAAAGTCAGCAATTGAAGCCCTCTTTTCTCAAATTCTTTATCCACAATCTGCTCCAACCGCTTTTCAAAAAGAAGAGAACCACCGTCAGCCATTAAACTGTCTGTCTTGTGCTTACGGCTTTCTTCTTTGATTAAATCATAAATACGAGGTTCAAGTATATTATCTTCAAGGCTTTGCATAAACCCGTCTTTTCCTGATTCTGTATCAGCTTTATCTATATGTTTGTTATCGAATACAACATCTATAGCTCTATTCTTGATAACTTTATAAGAATAAGTAGGACGTGCGTTAAATTCAGTGTTATCAGCAGCCTTCAATGTGACAGGTTCAGCAAATTCCCCTCTTTGGTCAAACAATGGAACTTGAAACAATTCAGTGCCCCATTCCCAAGTGGAAACTTTACCGGACACTACCTTAAAATCCTCTTTTCCTTGCTTCCCATAGTTCTCCATTAGAACACCGGCATAATTAGGGGCTACTCTTTCGCATGAAGCAAATACCACTAAGGTCATACAGACCAACATTAGATTAATCAATCTTTTCATTCTTCAAATTTTTAATTAGTTTATAAACGAAATAAATCACTGTGGCTGATATTATTACCACGCCCAGCCAAGCGTTGAGGTGATTGAATATTCTGTTTCCGATAGATACTCCGACTACCAGAAACAGAATTAAATAAATTTGCTTTCTCATTGTTACACCTCAATGATTACGATGTCAGGTGCAACACCTTTGATTGCTTCAACCTGTTCGTCAATCACCTTATTCTTGTATTCTTCAATGGCCTCATTCGCACCGGCAGAAACCAAAGAAAGGGAAACTTCCCGCCCATCCACATCGGCGTAGATTTCAACTTCGATTTCTTCACAGGCAAAACCTTTGAAAAGAGGGATATTCAGTTTGAACGATTTTGGCAGATTGGAATCAACCACTTGAGAATAGTTATCCGTCTTGTTCCCGTTTTCCTCTTTGCTACGTTCTATATCCTGATTCACTTTCGCCTTGAAGTTCTTCAAAGTGGAAACCAGCATCATGTTCTCAGACTTATCCTTGAAGAAGGCACGGTGCATCTTGAAGAACTGGGACAATTTGATAGGTTCCCATTTCCTTTCCGCATTGATACCGAACTCCTGCATTTCCTTTGAAGCCTGTAAAACTCCACTAATTACTGTCTGGTAATAATTGGTTTCATCAATAGTCAAAGCCAGACACATCTTATCACGGTTCACAATGATATTGGCCGATTTCTGATTAATCAGTTCGACACGCTTTTCCAGCCATCTGAAGGGTGCTTCTATCGTTCCATTGATAACTACTCTCTCCGGTTCTTTCGGGTCAAGGGCTACGGATGCTTTACCTTCTCTCAATACTACTTCGATGGGGGTACCATTGTACTCTTTCGGTACTACCAAATTGATTTTGTTTTCACTCATGATTCTGTTCCAGTTTTACGGTTAATACTAAATACTGTCTTCTGCATTTCTTGTGGCATGATTGGGCGGCTATAAACCAGTTCACCTAACTTGTTGTAGAATCCTACCATCTTTTCTTTATGGTATAGGAATTTTGCACATTCTTCATTCTCGACGAACTCCGAACCTCTTTTGATGTGGTCCAAAAGTTCCTGTTTTTCTTCATTCAAAGGCTTTAGGCGTTCTTTGAAACTCTCCATAGCCTCTTTCTTCTCCATCTCGACATCGTTGATGGTGATTGATACCTCGGCCAAAGTCTCTTTCTTCTGAGCCAGTTCTTCGGGGGTGAATCGGTGAGTATATCCGATTTTCTCTACCGCATCGGCGTTGTCCTGAAGGAACTGCCATCGTTCCTGTTCAGGGATGTCTTGTCCTAAAAATTTGTCCATAATTATTCTTTTTGATTATTGTAAAATCCATTCATGAACATATTTATTTCATTCTGTAATCTATTCATTAAATCTCGAATCATTTTACCTTTAGTAAATTCATTGTACTCTTTGAACTTCATAGAAGGGAAAACAATAGTAAAGTGAAACTGCGCCCCCTTCTCTCCATAACTGCTTAAATCTTTACATGCATCATTCTTGTTTTTCCCGTATTCTATTCTTGCTTCTTCAACCTCTTCAAGAGCTTTTTCATCAACTTTATATTCTTTCCATGTTTGCATGTCGCATATTGCTGTCGCTAATTTGTCTACGAAGAATGGAACTGCTTCTGTTTTTAATCTGTATTTTTTCATATAAATTCTTTATTACGCTCGATTTCTTGTTGTGCAAAAATTAGCATCTGTTGTTCGTTGGCCGAAGGCAGATAAATTCCGGCCACAGATGCGCTCCAGTTACGAAAGCGGTCAATGCTCAAAGTCATCTCACCTGTTGTCAGTTCTGCAGAACTTCGCAGATAGGTTACTTCCTTGCCTTTCTTGTTGACCGTCTTTCTCTCAAACAAATCACGGTTGCAAGTCCTTTTGTAGAAGTCTATCTTTGCTTCGTCAAGGCTGCAACCGTACTCACTGCCGAAATACCCTAAAAGCAGATGCAAATAGCTGTTCTGGGATAGCGTGCGGTTAGGAAGCTTCTTTCTCACTTCCACAACTGCACGCTCTTGGAACAGCTTGTTTACATAAGCCTTGAACTTGGGTATATCGTATTCATTCTTCAGATTGAATATGCTCATAGGCTAGAACGGTAAGTCATCTTTGGGATTTCCATTCGCATCTACATCAGGTGGAAATGCCTGTGCCATGGTTGGCGTTTGTGTCGGTGCCGGTTGCTGTGCTGGCACGGATGCTGGCTGGTGCATTGGCTGACGGCCTTCCAGTTTATAGCAGCGGATGGATACCATGCGTTTTAGTTGTCCGTCCTGATTTGTCCATTCCCGACCTTGAAGCGTAAAAGAAACCGTTATTACGTCACCGGTTCTGAACTGGTCAAGTTCGGCACATTTGTCACCACTTACTTCAAGAGGTAGAATGTTCTCGTACTGGCTTCGTTCACCTGTATAGGGGTCATAGGTTGTGGCATCAAGAATAAATTCACGTTTCACAAACGGGTTGCCACCGCTTTTGGATGGGATTTCTTGGGGCTGGCCAATATAGACCAGCCGTCCGGTTATTTGATTAGGCATAATATATAGATAGAAGATTTGACGAATTAACTCTAATATCCATCAGAATTTTTCGCCGTTCATTTGTTATCAATGCGTAGGCACAATCTCTAGTAAGATAGGTCAGAAGTCCATTCTGTTCACCTCTAAGCTCATAAATCCTTCCATTGTATTCAATTTCATCCATTTATCTAGTCTTCTGCAAAAATTTTCTTATCGGTTATCAAATCTCTGTTGTCATTCAAGAACCGGATAAAGTCCTCACAATGATTTATAAGGATAGGTATATCCCGTGCCGGTACGAAAGTGTAGCTTTCAGTATAGGTTGATTTGAAGTCCGTAATATTATACTCAAATGACCTTACATCACTTCCGTTCTGCATCAGACAGTATGGATAAACCATGTGCTGCCAGTGGTCTTTGAATTTACCTACATAATAACTCCCGGTAGTCTTGATGTCATGTACTGACATCGGCATCAGTTCATCTATATAACCATATAGAAGAACTCCTCCGAAGCATGTAGACAAAACAGCTTCAACCCGTTGCTGGGTCAAGGCCCCTTTGTAATAGTCTGCAAACTCACGGCAGATTGAGATAGGGAAATCGAACTGACGGCATTTATAGGTGGCTCTCAGTCCGACCAATGTCTGTCTGCCATCCTGCATGTCTGACAATAGTCTTTCTACCTGTACCTTGTCTGATTTCCGATTTTCAATCATACAGTCGACTACCTCATTGAAAGCCGTTCCCTTGTCGGCTGCTTCACTATCGAATGGGACACGGTTTATAGTGTCAATCAGGCTCTGAAACTGCTGCTGTCTGAACTCTTCGGGGGTATGTGGGGGATTCTCACTGAATCCCCAATACCTTTCCCAGATGGCATCACTTTTCAGATAGCTTGTAAAGGCATCCAAAAGTGTAGCATAGAACTTGAATTTAGGCTGCTTTGTCTGCATAAGTCTTTGTCTCTTTGTCGAATACCAGCCCGAGAGCTTTTACTTTTGCTGAAAACAGATTTCTGGCCATATTCAAGGAACTGCCTACATGCTCAAACTCATTAATTCTTGACGCAAACTCATTTGCAGAACTGGCATCAGTAATAAGTTCGATGTTCTCTTTGATTTCAGCTATGACCTTATCATATTTTGCAGCTTCTTCTTTCTTTACCTGCAACATGCTCAGGTAGGGCATGATTACCTTTGCAGTGATAAAGTCGTTCTTGGCAGTGGGATTTCCATTCTTGTCAAGAATTGTAGGCACCTGCATCAGTCCCGGCAAATTGCAGGTGTTTTTCCCGTCATTTCTTGATGTGGGGTCAAATGTGATTGTACGCTTCTGCACACCGTTCTCATTGCGCATTTCCAGATACCCCAGCAAATCAAGTTCCGTAACAATAGAGTTGTACGATTTTTCTCTTAAAGCAGGTATGAACACGGTGTCGTCACCTTCTTTCCGAGTGTCACGGTGGGCCACAAACACTACGTTCTTGTTCAGTGATGAAAGGGTTCGTGTCATCCATGAGAACTCAGCGTTGATACCTCCCCAGTCCTTGATTTGCGGCTGTCGTGTACCGCATTTGTAAGAAATGATGAAATCCATCATCTTTCCGATGGTGTCCACAACTATTGTCTGATAGGCCGAAAGGTCTTCCTGCAATACCTGTTGTACATCCTGCCATGAACTTACCTGTACGAGGTCTATACCGTCCAGATGTGCCATATTCACACGTTTCACACCATTGTCAAAGTCGAGCAGCAGCGGTTTCGGTGCGCTCAATGCTACTGTTGTCTTACCCATACCTGCCTGACCGTAAATCATCATCTTAACGGTGGAAGGAATTACTAATTCATTGGATTTCTTAATCAAACTCATAACGCAATAGTTTTAAAGTAATATATGCGAATCAGCAGTTGAAAACATCTTCTGATTCTTGATTTAAAAGTTTGTAATTCAGTTAATTATCTCATCATTTTATTTTGTA